ATAGCAACTGCTGCTTGGATTTTATGAGCATGAGAACGACTTGATTTTTTTATTTTTGCAACACTTGCTTTTGCAGTTGCTACATTTTTAAAACCTAGCCCATGAATGGTTCCTTTAGGATTCTCATCAGTATAAAGATCGGAGTGTTTCTTAGAGTTTGCGGGTTGTCCCTTCTTTCTAGGAATACGAGGATTTGACTCCTCTTTCACTTCTTTCCTTTCTGGCAATCCTTTATGTTTAGTAGATGCAAATTTCTTTACATCAGACTTTTTCATATCCCTTGCTGCTTTTGCAGTTTCAGGAGTTGTGGGTTCTAATTCACCTTTTTGGATAGCACGAACGATACCGAAGAATTTTTGCTGTTTTCTGGAAACTGCTTCTTCGCTTACTTTCTTCCTACCCCGACAGTGTGCCCGTTGAGAGAATCCTTTTGGGTTATCACAATCGATGGATTTTTTGTATTTTGAAGACCACGCTTCTGATACTCCTCCGCCATTAGAGCCCCCATTAGACTCCCCATTCCCATTTCCATTGCCATTCGCACCATTTCCATTCCCATTCTTTTTCTTACCCTCTTCAGTCTCTTCTTCTTTTTCTTTACGCAACCATCCACCCAGACCAATCCGATACCCTAATGGGATCTTCTTGCACTTCTTATCTTTATAGCAGTAGTAATAACCCTGCTTACACTTTTTCATTATTAGTGTCTGAGTTATTATTATTTAGAAAACCTTGCTTCAGTAGTTTCTGTAACTCAGACGTAGAACCAACAAATACTGCATTGTTGGTAACACTGTTTGGACCTTTTGAAGTGCTATCTTCTTCAAGATCTTTAAGTTTCTTTTGAAGGTCTGCTAACTTATCAGTGGTATCTGCCACACTTTTTATAAGTTGTCCAGCAACCTCATATGCTCTAGGACTCGCACTTTCTCCAGCGAGTTCCATGATACCATTGATTGCCTCTTGACCTTTTTCAATTAATGAATACAAGTTTGCCCTTGTATATTCATAATCTTTTGAGATATCGTTTTTTTCTTCTGGTCTTTTTAATGGTGCAGGTTTATCTACGCCCACAATGCTACTTTCTACATTGAGGGCTTCATCGATAGAATCAAAGTCTGGCATAGTTATACGTCAGTTTGCTGAGTTGGACTATACTCCTTACCATCATCAAAGAATTCAATAGTCTCACTGAAACCAAAGTCATCACCAGGTTCAGCGGTAATTGGGTCAGGCACAACAGTGTATCTGACTTCTCTTTTTGCGGTAGTAGTATTTGTATCTGCATACATATCCACTTGAACCTTGCGAATGAGACCTTCTGGGTTCTCGGCAATAGGACCAAACAAATATGTTTTTGCTGTAAATTGAAGTCTGTAGATTAATGCTCTTCTGGTGGAGAAGTCACCCTCATAATCATCTTGGAATGAAACACTATTCAGTACAAGAGGAATGTCTTTTTTCTCTCCGATTGAATCAACTAGATCGACGGTTAGATTGAAAGATGGTTGGAAATATGGGAGGATTTGTTCTACGATTTGAAGGGCATCATCATTTAACTTGCAGAAAATTGCCAACTCAAAACCAATGTTGTAGGGGACGGGCATGTAGACTTTTTTCATCTTACCGTCATCACCTACCGCTCTGAAAGTCTGGGTAACACCAGCCTTTCTAGAGGAGTCATAACTAATATCTGTCATTTCAAATGACATTCTTGGTAGCGTAATCTGAGTTGCTTTGTTCAGATTCGCTTGCTGTTCTAGTCTTGCCAGAAACTTTTGTGTTGGTGCATATGCGAGAGGAACTTTCATCTCACTAATAGAAGCGCCATCGCTGTCTTTGTGAACAATATTCAAGTCATTAAATACTGTGCCAAATGCAATAATGGTCTTCCTAATGATTTGATGATAGTAATAAGTTCCTAACATTAGTAAGTACCAAAAGGATTAGTTTCTGAAAAATCGAGAATAGCGTCTGCTTCAGTTTCCAAATCTATATTTTGTTTGTATTTATCAGTTGTAGTATTTGCTGCAGAAACCTTAATATCATAGTTAGCACCAGACTTGGCACCTGTGATAGTTTCGCCTGGTGCAAACATACCAGTTGTGATACCAACCTGAAGCGTGTAGGTATCCAGATCCCATCTCTTAACTCTACCTGTAGCGCCAGATCTGGAACCAGTAACCTCTTCGTTAAACCAGTAGTTTCCAGAACCAACTGCTGCAGGTGTTCCGACACCAATGGTTGGTGGACTGAAGAAACCAGCACCAGCATTGACAATATGAATATCGGAGATAGTTCCACCAGCACCAACAACCGCTCTGAGTTCTGCTGCTTTGTTTGGTGTGAGAGATGGAAGTGTTACAGATACATCAGGTGCAGTCGTGTAACCAACACCACCAGTTCCACCAATAGCAACACGAATAATACCTTTCTTGTCAGTGGTAATGCCAGCAGTTGCAGCAGCACCCGAACCACCGCCACCAGAGATGTAAACAATAGGATCAGTTTGATATCCAGTACCAGCATCTGTGATAAGGATTTCTTTGATGGATGTAATATTATTCCTAGTGGTGGTTATAGCAACAGCTTTTGCAGTTGTAAAACCAGCAGGTGGTGATGTGAATGTTACAAGCGGAGTGCTTGTGTATCCAGAACCATCATTATTCAGGAATATCTCTCTGACATAGTTTGTTCCAATAACTGCCGTAGCAGTGGCAACAGCACCACCTGACAAGAGGTTGAGGTCAATAATATGACCTTGAGAAGCAACTGTAGTATCAATTGCCTCAATACTAGTATCAATAACTTCATCTTCGTATTCGAAGAGTTCACATTTTAGTTCGTAGACATACGTCTTACCTAACTGATAGAATGGTTGCTCATGCTCAACAAACTTTACTTCGAATAGTCTTGAACCAAGTGGGAAGTAAATGAGATCTCCTTCTCTAGGTCTCATTGTTACTTCAATCTCAGCATCACTTTCTTGATCCAAGAATGGTGAAATGAAGTCTTCAAATCTTTCTTGTGAAATAGTAAGTGTAACCTCATCTCTGAGACTTACACCAAACTTTGTCATTATATCTCCAGCACCACTATATCCATCAAAAGTATTCACATATGCTTCAAGTAAAAAGTTATCATCAAACTTTGATGATGTAACTTCCTCAAGAATAGTCTCTTTCCTTACAAACTTTCTAGGAATATAAGTTACTTCAACACCATATATCTTGAGTTGTTCATTTATCAACTCTTGAACTAATCTTTGTTCTCCGTGAGAACCTTGTAGAAAAAATGGATTAAGTGCCATCAGCCAATAAAGTCGAGAGGAGGAAGTTCATACTCATTAGACATTCTTGACTTGATGTCCGCAAGTTCTCTTTCAGCATCATCATAATACTGTCTTCCATTCAGTTCAATACCACCTGGAAGTCTGGTTCCACTAAACTTCATCATGTTTGCTCCCCACTGTCTCTTGATAAGAGCAGTGAGATATAGTTTCATGAAACTATCATTATATACTTGGGTGAATGTTTCAGGGTCAAGTGCTCTGTGACAGTCAATAACAATAAAGTCACCAGCAGTAACAGTTCCCCAGTCAATATCAAGATACATTCTATCTTGACGTTGATTAAATCTTATTTGCTTATCTGTGGTCAGCAGGAAGTCAATATCTTCAAGATATGTCTTTGTCATCGCATATTGTAACAGTTCAACCGAGTTGAACCTATACAAGTCATTTAAAAATAACTGATATTTGATACTGAACATACCACCAGAGATGGTGCTTGTATCAAACTTAAATACTTTCTCAATACCAACAACCGAATCTGGTATTTGAATGAAGTTAGAGTTTTCGTAATACGTTGAAGTTGTGGTGCCGTAACCAGAAATGTTTGTAGAGGTTGCACTTGTAGTTACAATACCAACTCCAGTTGTTCCTTTTGCTTGTCCCCTATCTATCTCATCCTGAGTGAACTCGTGCTTGAGATACATTCTCTCAACACCATTATAATGACGCTCTGAAAAATACTGTAGTGCATCATCTACCAGGTCATCGATCTGGTCATCGTCTACGTTTATTTCTAATACAGGTGCTCCAAGTCTTCGCAAACAATAATCAATTAATCCTTGGCGTGATGACGGTTTTGCCATTAGAATTCCTCAGTATTTTTAGTAGTTCTCTTAGGTTTCTTCAGTTTCGCCAACTCCTCCTCAAGTTCTGAAACGGTGTTGGATAAAGTCATTACTCTGGCATCGAGAGCGATAGTCTGCGCTAAGAGTTCTCCTGACTTTTTTTGATATGCAGCAATCAAGTTTTTAATTTCAGTTTCGTTCATAATAGATACAAAAAAAGGTGGGACTCGCCCACCTGTATTTATAAGTTGTCGTTAATATCAGAACGAACCACCATCTACGGTTATGTTCTCAAGGAATCTCTCAGTTCCAGTACAGGAGATAACTTGAGACTGACCAGCACAATCATTGATGAAGAGTCCTTTGAATTCAACATCAGCATAAGAGGAAGCAGTCAGCACACTTGTGTTCTCTGAAGTTTCATCAGCAAATACAAGTCTTGAGACAGAATCGTCCCAATACATTGCTGCTTTCTTAGCAGAACCTGAGTAGTAATGAAGGATAACACCAACGTCAATATTGGCGTCTGAAGTTGGAGCGACCAGTGAACCACCACTGTTTACAAGACCAATCTCAATGAGAGAGTCTTCAACCTTCAGTGTTTCTGTATTGATGATAGACTGTGTTCCAAGAACAGTAAATGTTCCGTTGACAGTCAGGTTATCATCAACTGTGGTTGTACCGCTGGCAGAGTCAAGTGTAAGACCACCAGAAGTTGTGTCAATTTCATTACCATCAATTCTTACATTATCTACAGTTGCATTTCCAGTAACTGCTAATGTAGTTCCATCGAACGTGAGGTTTGCACTGTCCTCAAGTTCACCATTAGTTCCAGCAATAACTACACGGTTATCTGTAAGGTCAGCAATGGCGGCAGAGTCTGCTGCCAGTGAATCAATGTTAGCAGTTCCGTCAATAAACAGGTCTTGCCATTCTTTAGTTGAAGAACCTAAATCATAAGTTCCGTCAGTTGAAGGAAGGAGATCACTATCAAACTGACCGTTTACAAAGATGAGGTCTGTTACTGCATCACCAAGAGTTACATCACCCTTGGCGTTGACGCTTCCCTCAAAAGTTGCACTGTGAGGAGTGTGCACCGCATTTGTATTACATACAAGCGTATTACCCATGAGAGCATGAGCACTACATTGATAATGTAAGATAGCGGGTGTAGTATCGGTGACTGTAATTTCAGCATATGTTGCTGCTGTAGTTACGTTCGTTGTATAAGCATATGTCTTATCCGCATCCAGATAGAATCTGAATGGGTGACTTGTCATGTCACTTGAACTCAGGGTAAACCTATAAGTTTTACCAGGAGTCAGAGTAAGAGTTGGTGACTCAACACCATCAATTACATATCCATTGCTGCTTCCACTACCGTTGTATCTGTGAGCTGCAGTTTTAGCAGCGACAGTTACGGTATAGTTTTGTGTGCTAGCAGAGTGTGGTGCCTGTAAGTAGGAATAACCCTTTAATGCTGTAGTAGTTGTAACGCCAGAGTTATTGATACCATCTACTTCAGCAGTTCCATCAAGGAACAGGTTTCTCCACTCTTTTGAAGTAGTACCAAGGTCGAAAGTTCCATCTTGGTCAGGAACCAGATGAGAAGCAAACTCACCACCAACGACAATGTTGTCAGTATCACCGTCGCCAAGTCTTACAGTGCCACCACGGAAGGTAACAACACCGATAAACTCAGAAGTTCCTCCAACATAGAGGTCACCTGTGATAGTGGTTCCGCCACCAACGGCAAGGTCACCAGTTACAGTTGCACCAGTAAATGTTGGTGTATTAGTGAAAGTTAAGTTCCCAGAACCATCATTTTCAATAATGCTATTTGCAGCACCTTGAGTTCCTGGGAGGGTATAAGTTAAGTTACCAGCAAGAGATGCTGGAGATTTAAGTTCAATATAGTTATC